CGAGTCGTATCAGTGCCGTATTTGGCAAGCCCGACTTCAGCCCGTTGTTTGAGCTTCTGTCGGACTGCTTCGACATTAGGGTCAAGCATCTTTGACAAAGACACCATCTACCATTTTGCCTTTGCGCTTGCTGATGACTGCGTGAGCAGCCTCAAGGCATTCGGTAAAGGTCACGCCTTGGATGTGGCATTGCATGAGCAATGTCACCCCAATATCGCCGATGGCATCAATGATTTCAGCCTTGTTGTCAGCACAGACAGCGTTGACAAGCTCTTCAACTTCTTCAACCGTTTTCTTGGCTTGAGAAGCGGCAGTACCAAATCCACCGGGACCAATGATCCCTTTTTCGATGCCCCAGATTTCGATTTCGTTCTCGATGTACTGGTAGCTCATGCAATTTCCTTTTGCTGACCACCAGTAGCATCCTGAATCACAACATTGTTTCGCATGGCTTCTTCCATGCCAGACTTGGTAATAGCCTTGATGTTGATCTTGCCCTTGGTGACGTAATCCAGAGCTTGCAGGCGTGTCAGAGCGCGGACGTAAGAGATGTTTTGGCCTTCGCCGATAACGTAAATACGAGTTTTCATGTGGTTCCTTATTTGATAGTGAGTCGATCCTTGCGGACAATGTAAGCGCCAGCTATAGGCTCACCAGCAAGAATGGCATTCTTGATCTTGGTTTTGCTTGGTTCTGGAGGCTTTGGGTCGTTGCACAGTTCAGGTGCAAAAAAAGCACCTTCTTCAATGACAACAGATTCATCGCGGTCAACATATAGCTTGACCACAAAAGAGCCGTCAGCAGCCTTGATTTCGTGGATTCCAGCCGTTTTCATGTTATCGGCAAGGTATTCCCTCAATTTGTCTGCTTTTCGCTCGTAGGCGGTTTGAAGAGCCTTGATGCGTTTGATGGCATTTTTGGCTTGTTCGGCATCTGATTCACAGTTGAGAACATAGGCCGCTACTGCATTGGCCTTGTTCCCAAGCATGACCCGGAATTCCTCGAAAGCAGGCAATGCTTCTCCGGTTTCCGGATCAAAAAGCGAATCAAGCTGCTCACGGAAATCATGTGCAAGTTGATACAGGCTTGTCATCAGAAATCGCTTTCCATGTCGTCAAAACCAGATGGCGAATGTGATGTGCCAGCAGCCACAGCAAACTCAGGACTGGATTTGATAGCGTCCTTTAGCTTGTCGTGGAAACTGTTAAACAAATCCCAGTCAGGATTGTCCAAATCAAACACCACCGCAGCATGGATGGGATCAGGCTTGGCATTCTTGAGGGCAGACGGGATGGGCGTGATGCTTGCCACGTTTGCGTACGTCTTGCCGTTGGTTTCGCTGTGCGTGATGTTAATCATGCAGTAGACGTTGAGCAGCTTGGAGATGTCAAAGCCCTTGGCTTCTTCCTCTGTAAAAGCACGACCACGCCATGATTCCAAGTCCTTGCGGAGATTGGCTTTCTCATTGAGAGACAGCGTGTACGACTTGCTGACTGTCATGGGCAAAACAACGCCATCACGTTCAACGACCAATGGTGCGCCGTCATTGTCTTCGCCAAAGAGTTCCCAAGCGATGCGAATCTTGTGCATCTCTTTGTCACCATGCTGGCTACGAACAAGTTGAGTTCCAAGGTCAATCAGTGAATAGCACCGACCCATGTGAACGCCTTGAGGGACTTTTTTGAAGTCACCATTTCCTTTGTCTACGGCTACAAAGCCCATTTCATTCTCCTAAAAAACTGCCATTACATAGGTTGGCAGAACACCTAAAACCAAAGATAGAACCCGTGGAAGATGCCAATCGGGAAAAAGATTGCCCCGGCGATGAGGAAGCCCCAGAAGCCATGAGCAAAGCAAGTGAAGATGTGTGTGAACCATGCGAGAACGCACAGCAATCCAATAAGCCAGCCCATTATTTGACCCTCAAGAATTTTGGTGCGCGTTGTTCGACTTCGATGACAGGCTTGAGCCAACGACCAGAAGGAGGTGTCCAACCTGTGTAGCGATGCCACGTTGCTTGAACGTCAGCACCTGATGTCCATTTGTAGTCTGGATGACCAACAGGAATTAAAGGCAGTGTGCGTTTTGAAAAGTTAGGATGATTCATGTTATCGTGTCGTGTCTTGGCGAAGTTGCCAATGACAATTCTAGTTCAACAAACCTATGACAAACAATAGCAAGACAAAAAAACAACAGTTTTGGCCCGGAAGCAACATCAAAAAGAGTCACAACAACGCTTTTGACTGGCGCAACACAGCCAAAGGAATCTATACTAAAGCTGAGTTGGCCTCTCTCGAAACGAATGTTCGACAAAAAATCGGGCTGGCTGTGAAGCCTTCAATCCCAACTTACTCAAGGGCAAAACATGACACGACAATGGCGAAAAGGGCCACCTCCTGAAATCGGCTGGTGGCCTGCGAGTGTAGACCGAGACCCGTTCTCAATTCGCTGGTGGGATGGTAATTTTTGGTCATTCCCATGTTGGCCTGAATACACAAAAGAAGTTGCTGCTGCCAGAGCAACAATCAGAAGTGGCGCTTCTAGTGCAATTGAATGGACAGCCCGTTGGTGGCTGTGATATAGTATTTGAAACATGGCTAGGGTAGCTCCCGAAAAGACGATTCGTTACCGTCCTGCCAATGTTTCTTCAGTAACGACAACCGAGAACGTGAGGTTTGTATGCACTATTACCAATTTAATATTGGTGACTATAAAAGTCACACTGAACATCTTTCCGAGATGGAAGATTTGACCTATCGGCGTTTGCTAGATTGGTACTATCTCCACGAATCTCCGATTCCTCTTGACATCAATGAAGTCGCAAGACAGATACGTATGCGTTCGCATATCGAATGCATTGCGGTGGTATTGCGAGAGTATTTTGAGGAAACAGAAAGAGGCTTTATCCACAGTCGTGCTGATAAAGAGATTGCTAAAGCTGGCGAGAAATCTGATAAGGCAAGTCAGAGCGCAAAGGCTCGTTGGGAGAAAAAGCCTAACAAAAACAAAGACTTAGTATCAGATGCGAACGCATTGCGAACGCAATCCGAAAGCAATGCTACACAAGACACAAGACACAGTACACAAGACACAAAACCCAAAGTAAAGAAAGCAACTGTCGTTGCTCCTTTGCCTGATTGGATTCCTGTTGATTCTTGGAACGCATTCCTTGAAATGCGTATAAAGATTAAAAAACCCGTCACTCCAAAAGCAATTGAACTTTTGATTGGCAAGCTGGATAAATATCGCAAAGCAGGTCAAGACATCCAAGCAATCTTGGAAAAATCTATCGTTAATGATTGGCAGGATATTTATGAGCTTAAAGAGCTTGCCAACAAATCCTTTGCCCAACAGACTGCCGACATTGCCCGGACAACAGTCCCTGCTACCAACAAAGGCCCAGACCCTGCATTGGTAAAAATACAACAAGATCGAGAAAAAGCTGTCCCAATGCCCGATCACATAAGACAACAGTTGCTTTCTGTCACCAGAAAAGTATCATAGGAAAAGAAAGGACAAAATATGTACGATGATGAAGACAAACCAAAGCCCGCAGACGATCAACTGTTCTGGATTCTCTTGGCATTTGTATGTTTCATTCTTGGGATGATGGCAATAAGGAGTTGGCTGGTATGACTCCACAAGACATGGTTCAAACACTTTTAATGGTTGGTTGGACACAAGCAAAAATATCTGAAGAAATTGGTCTTTCTCAGCCAAATATCAGTCGAATAGCGTCAGGTAAGCAAGGGTGTCGATGGCAGTATTGGGTAGCACTTGAAAAGTTACTTGATAAACCGTTTTTGCAAGTTAAGGAAACAAAATGAGAGATACGATAGATATTAAAAGCGAAGCCGATTTGACCAAAGAAGTTTTGTTCGACTTGTTTTGGGAGGATGACGGAGTTCTTTATTGGAAACGTCCTTTAAGCAACAGAATAAATATTGGGTCAGTTGCTGGAAGCAAAGAAGGATGTGGCTACATCCAAATAACAATTGCGGGCAAACGGTATAAAGCTCATCGTTTAATTTTCAAAATGCATGAAGACTATTTCCCAGAAGAAATTGATCACATAAATGGCATACGAGACGACAACAGAATTGAAAATCTGCGGCCAGCTACGGTATCTCAAAACGTTTGCAATCGTGAAGCGCCATCAAATAGCACCAGTGGCATCAAGGGCGTTCGTTTTCACAAACGGGACAAAAAATGGATTGCTTATGCCAAAGTAAATGGAAAGCAAAAGCATATTGGATCGTTTGCCTCAATGGAGGCTGCGGCATTTGCTGCGTCTGCAGTAAGAAAAGCATTGCATGGAGAGTATGCACATGGCTGAACAACAAATTGGCTGTACGCACCCAAGTCTTGGATGCAGTTCTTTGCGCGATGATGGCTCACCAGCGCGTTGGGGATGTGTAATTTGTGGCATAGAGTTTGTGCCAAAACCCCAAGCCACAGAAGAAATCCAACGCCTGAGCGCACTTGTCCGGGCGCAGCAGATCACCATTGACAAGCTGGAGGCGCAGCGGGAATGGGTTGGTCTGACGGCTTCCGAAGTAGAAGACATCGCTATTGACCACGTAACGGAAATTTCTGAGTGTTGCGAAGCAATTAGAGAAGCCGAAGCCAAACTCAAGGAGAAGAACGGGGGTGCAATGTGACCAGAACCTACGCATTGCTCAAACTACTTGAGCTTGGGCCATTAAGCAGAAAAGACATTCGTGAAATTGGTGGATGGGAAGAGAAAAAACTCAAATATGTGATTGCTGGAGCCGCAAACAAAGGGACAATTGCATCCATTGATGGCATTTGGTATAGGCAATACGAAGATGGCGTACTCCAGAAAGACACCCTCTGACGCTGGTGACAGGCAGCAACTTGAGATGGGCGAGGCCCGAATTCTTTTTAGGACTTGGGAATCGACCAAACAAAAGGTTCTGACAAAAGAGCGAATGGAATATCTTGAGAAAAGATATGGAATTGGATGTGTTGTAAGAATACGACAGTACATGGACATGATGAGAAACGGAGAGATTGATTGAACCCCCCGAAAAGAAAGAACTTCATCCGAGTGAACGCAATGGCAGTAGCCCGGATGATTGCGGCAATGAACGATGCGCCTTACACAGCGCAAGAACTTACAGAAGAAAGCGGACTGTCCATGCAGACTGTTCGCAACTACCTGAAGGCTCTGTACAAGGCAAAAGCCATTCATATTGCTGACTGGACTGAAGACAACAAAGGCGTGAGAAGCACAAGAGCTTTCATGATTGGCAACAATGTTGATGCAAAAAAGCCACAACGCATCACAGCAAAAGAAGCATGTGCAAAATATCGTGCTAAGATGAAGCAAATAAAGTTGATGCAACAAATGACAGGACAATATATATGAGCCAAGGTGACTGCTGGCAACTTCCCGATGGACGCAAAGGTCTGGAAGTGCGCCGAAACGAAAAGCAACTCTATCTGTCGGTCATTCGACCAGACTGGCCTTTCCCAGATTATCCGGTTTGGATAAACAAAACTAAATGCAAAAAACTGCCAAGCCGCTATCACGGTGGTGAGGTCTTAGAGGAAGAAGCTCTTGTATGAGAAAAGCAGCAAAGGTGGACGCAAACCAAACGCAAGTGGTCAGCGTCTTGCGTGGTTATGGCGCATCGGTTCAATCCCTTGCGGCAGTCGGTAAAGGTGTTCCTGACCTGCTGGTTGGGTATCGTGGCAAAACCTATCTCATGGAGGTCAAAGATGGCAACAAGTTCGCTTCTCAAACCAAACTCACCCCTGACCAGCAAGACTGGCACTTACAGTGGAAGGGCGACAAGCCCATCATCGTTTACTCGCCAACCGATGCTGTTAAAGCCATCCTCGCGGAGTGTGGAACAAAACAAACTGTTCCATGCGATTCTGGGTCAGATAGCGCGGCAAGCTAGTCATCTTGGGTCTGCTTGGACAACTGAAGACTGGAAGCGTCTGCATTTGTTCAATTGGGCAACAGAGCGTGGCTATCCAGCAGGTCAATTGGTCAAGGCTTTGGATGGTCAGGGCATTGTTCAGCTTGGTCTGCAAAGCCGAAAGCTATCCAAAGAAGAAGCCATTGAGTTCACTGAATATCTGATGGCATGGTGTGCTCAGAACGGAGTCCGAATTGAAGAGCGCAGAGATTATTCATAAGGGCAAAGTGGCAAGTCTCGGTTGTGCGTTGTGCCATCACTTGTTTGGCGATCATGAACCGGGACCAGTCGAACTTCATCACTTAAGAGCAGGAGGTTGGGGCAAAGGAGATTACAAGACACTCATTCCACTTTGTGTGGAACATCACCGTGGCAACACAGGAATTCATGGTCTAGGGACCAAAGGATTCGTAAAATACTACGACATCACTCAGCAAGAGTTGCTTGAGTGGACACTGAACAAGATAGGAGAAAGAAATGATTGAAGAAATCCGATTCAGAGTTAAAGGCGAACTATGTGTTTTGCAGGTTCGACTTTATGAGGAAAGCTATAGCGGCTATACAACTCCAACACCGAAATGGCGTGATGCAAAAGTTGAGGATTTGCTTGAGGTTGGCAAAATCATCAATGGCACAAGCTATTCAAGGACTGACCCAAATGCGCCTACTGTGAACTGGAGTCAATCATGATTCCAACAGCAAAACTGCGCTTTGTGGAGCGCGATGACATAGTTGTACTAAACGGAGAAGAGTTCAACAATCACCGCATCATCCTTCAGCAATGGTGGGTGACAAGTGATGAAAGCTATGAAGAATGGCGTGCAAAACAACCCGGTGAATGGCGTGATGTTCCATTGGAGGCAAAAGCATGAATTACGAAGTCATCCGAGCAGCCATGCAAGCTGAGATTGATGAGCCATTGGCTTGCTACATGCCAAACAGCCCCGGCGCATTCATCCGTGATAGTTTGTTCAAACAATGCTATTGGGAAGAAGCCACATGGTTTTGGGGTTGCTATTGCCGTGGCAAGTTCGGCATCTTCGAGCTTGATGAGCTACTGCCAAAAATAAACGCACTGGACACTGGAGTGATGCCCGACTGGGGCACTCGCGGAACCTAAAGGAGAATCATGAATGAGTTGGCTCTTTTCGCAGGCGCTGGTGGAGGAATTCTTGGCGGGAAACTCCTTGGATGGCGAACAATCTGTGCAGTTGAATGGGAACCCTACCCAGCTAGCGTACTGTGCGCCAGACAAAATGACGGACTTCTCCCGCCTTTCCCGATTTGGGATGACGTACAAACCTTTGACGGAAAACCGTGGCGAGGAATTATTGACGTTGTTTCGGGCGGGTTTCCATGCCAAGACATTTCAGCAGCAGGAAAAGGCGCAGGAATTGACGGAGAACGATCAGGAATGTGGCGACACATGGCGAGGGTGGTTGGCGAAGTACGACCCCAATACGTCTTCGTGGAGAACAGCCCAATGCTCGTTACTAGAGGACTTGAACGAGTGCTTGGAGACCTTACCGCGCTGGGGTATGACACGAAATGGACTGTTATGGGAGCAACCGATGTTGGAGCCAATCACCAAAGAGACAGAATTTGGATCGTTGGAAAACTGGCCTACACCGGATGCGAATTGCGGGAAACGAGGAACTCAACCGAATTGGACTCCAAAACGCAAATCGGGTCAGCCTGCACAGTACACCATCAATCAAGCAGTGAGGGACAGAATGTTCCCAGCCCCCCGGGCATTTATGCACAAGGACAGCACAACAGATCGTGGGAAGCACAATTTGGGCGAAGTAGTTGGTGGCAAACTGAACCCAACGTGGGTCGAGTGGCTGATGGGATGGCCGCTGGAGTGGACAGACTTAAAGCCATTGGTAATGGACAAGTGCCACTTTGTGCCGCAACAGCATGGAAACTCTTAACTAATTGACAGAACAAAACAGGATAAGACATGAGCGAAGCAAATCACACCCAACTGAAGTCAGCCCTGCACCAAGACTTCCTTGCTCGTAAGCAGGAATGGTGGGAATGGCATCAAAAGAACCCAGAAGTCTGGAAAATGTTTGAGCGATTCAGCTTTGAAGCGGTGCAAAGCGGACGCAAAAAGATCAGTCATTGGCTAATCATGAATCGTATCCGTTGGGAGACAGCAATTCTGACTACGGGCAATGACTTCAAGATCAGCAATGACTACATTGCTTTCTATGCTCGATTGTGGAAAGCAACACATCCAGCCCATGCCAATCTGTTCAACACCAAGCGCATGATTGGAGAGCATGATGATTGTGCTTAAAGACCGCAACATTTCTCGCAATCCAGTTGCCAAAGCCATTGCCAAACAGCAATTGAAGCAGGCTATGCTTGATATGCGGATTGCATTGCTCATGATGGAAGAAGGCGATGATGTCCATGAGCATGTTTTGACAATCAGTGACAGCATCTTTGTGGTTGCTGCTTCATATGAACTGATGGGCTGGCAGGACACCCCAGAGTTCCGCAAGCTCAGAAGTGGCATGAATGTCCTCACTGAATGCTCAGAAACTGGCTTCAAATGGAGAAAAGAATGGGCCATCACTGTGGACAACACAATCGACATTTGTGCTGAGAACTGGACTAAAATCCCCTCAGTCATCTTCCAACGTGCCATGAAACAGATTCTGGGGTAGCCATGAAATTCTCTGTAGAACAAGCCCAAGCAAAACCCGATGTCCTGAGCGATATGGCTATGCTCCTGCTGCATGGCGTGACCGCTGCTCATGTCCACCATTGGAATACCGTTGGCCCAGAGGCATATGCCCAGCACAAAGCCATCGGCGCATTCTATGAACAGCTTCAAGACCTGACAGATAGCCTGATCGAAGGTTGCCTGCTGGATCGGTCAAAAATAAATCCAGAAAGAATGGCACTTTTTGTGGGGGTAACTCCGCTGGCGCTTGTCCGCTACATTTACGACAATGTTGCTGCGTTGCGTAAAAACAACGACTTCCCACAGGACAGTGAAGTGCAAAATGAGGTGGACGCAATCCAAATGCTGTGCCGACACACCATCAACATACTTGTTCGCTTGGGCTGATATGCCACTCGTAAAGAAGCCGTCAGGATGGTTCTGGGGTAGCAAAGTACCATTCGACTCCAAAGCAAAAGCTCTGGCAGTTGCTCGGGCTGCTTATGCTCATGGCTACAAAGGCGAAAGCGTCATGTACACAAAACCCGGTTTTTTGAACATGTCAGAGCAATCATGTACAAATTCCCAGACAAAATGAACATGACGTTGGATTGATTTTGCTTGTGAAGGCAGTTGCTTGTTGGTAGCAACTTTTCCCCCGGCTGGGGGATTTTTTTTGCCTTTGAAATTTTTTTTTAAAAATGCGTAGTGCCGGGTCGGACTTTTTTATCGCCATAACCCTGCTGACGTGTCAAAAATTGTATAAACATACAGTAATACTCCGGAAAAGTATTACAAAAAAGCGTAAATCGTTTGCCGCAAGTATTCACCGCTTCGCCCGTGTCGCCGTGTTCCGCATTGAATGCCGCGCCGCTTGGCTTGCGTCATTCAATCCCCGCCGCTTGGCTTGAATCGAGCCGCGCAAGACTTAGAACACGGCCCCGCGATTCAATCGGCAACGCTTCGCCCTAGGCCGTATGGCCCGTTTCAATCGCGCAAACAGAAAAGCCCTAGGGAATCTGTACGGCCTGAGCCATACAAACCCCCTAGGGCTTATCGCTTTTTACGGATTAGCGGGAACCGTTATCGCTTATTGGCGTACTGTGCGGCGGCGGTGAAATAGTCCTTTAGGGCAACGAAAACGGCGGCAAATTCGCCCGGTGTCTCAGGTTTTTTACATTGGCGCATATATGCGCGGCTTGCGCTACTGTGCCCCTCAGCGGGTGAAAAGCACCCGATTGTTTTATCTCGTTCTACATCATCCGGAAAAAACAAAACCGGGCGCAAAGCCCCGGCGATTGTTTCTAGTCTTGCCTCAATTTTCATACGGCCCCGCTTTCTTGCTTGAATGCGGCTAACGCTTGCTTTTTTGTATATCCAAAAAATTGACGGGTGACAAGGTAACCATTGACCATGCCGCTAACCCGCCAAGCGCCTTGGAATGTGCGTTCAATTGTCATTTTTGCCCCTCATGCTTCGGGGTGTTCGCGCTCAAACATGAGGCGAGCGGTTTTAATCAAGGCTTCGGCTTCATCAACGTAAAGCCCGTGGAATTCCGCAAAACGCTCGATTGTTAAAAAGTCATTTACCCATTCAAGGTAAATTTTGTGCATAAATTCGCGCATGATGTCTTATCCTATAAAGCCGGGGAAAGCCCCCGCCGATACCCCCGGAAAGGGGGCATAAACTGGGGCTTTAGTTTTTTGCAAACCATGCTCGATAGTCAAATGCTGGCCGGTTTGCCTTTGCTGCTGCAATAGCGGCTTTGCATGTAGGATATGCATTAGTACTATACAAATACAGTAATCCTTTTTTATGTTCACTATCTGGAACATTTGAATTTTGCACAAGCCATACATTGATTTTTCGCGGGTAGACTTTGAAATCTGTTTTCATGGTGTATCCCTTATTCACTTTTTAGGGCAAAGCGCCCCACATCGTTCCCGTTCATGTCGTGGATTGTTCTATACATCCCGAACATGTCGCCCCCTTCGATTCGGTCCGCCACTTCCCGCAGGATTCGGGCCAATTCAGGCGCGGCGCTTGATTCGGTAGGATAGTCATCTTCACAAAATGCGGCGTTCCCGCAGTCAATGAATAATTTAAATTTGTGTTCCATTTTTTGCACCTTTAATAGTCTTGCAGCAATTCGCGGATTTGTCGCAGGGTGTCCGGGGAAAAATGCTTCCGCAGGGCTTGCGCGGTTTCTAAGCATGATTTGTAAATGTTCATTGCCTTTATTGAATCGTCCGAATAGCCCAAATTCGCGCACCAGTCGTGGAAGTTTTCATCCGCCGCGCTTGCGTCCATCGTGAGCGAATAAAGAACGTCCGCGACTTTGGGCTTTTTTGGACGGGCCGGGGTTTTTGTGTAGGTGTCGCCACTAAACCCCCGGCGCGTAACCGCTGGGGTACGTAAGCCCAGCCCGGTGAAATAATCGAACGAATGCCACCCGGCTTTGCTTGAGATTGTGACCCGCCACTGGTCAACTGTTCGGGCTTTGTTTTCGTCCCATTTGCTGGGGACTTCCGCCACGTATTGAATTTGGACGGGCAAGGCTTCCAAGCCTTCAATTGTGTCAATCTGTGCGGTGTTCATTGTCTTATCCTTCAAAAAGTGAACGCAAAAAGTAGAACGCAAGCCACGGTGGCTAACGTCAAAACAAAGTAGGCGGCGACTTCGGCGGCGCTGGGTTCGTTCAGGGCTTCCAAGTCGCGCAGGGTTTGTTGGTGTTGATGCATGGTGTACCCCTTAGATTGTTTTGTCCTTTATTGGTTTGCGGTGTTGATAGCATGGTAAGGGAAAGGTGCCGGGATCAATTCACCATAGCCATTGTCTGACCAATAGGTGACATAGAAGCCCCCCAGCAGGGAGCTACGGCGCTGGATGCAATAGAAGCCAAGTAATGTTCGCATGGTGTCACCTTCAGTTGAATCGAGCCGCAAGAATCAAAACGGCAGGCAGGAAAGTAAGCAACGCAAAGCAAGCCGCTACAAATGCCCCTTCGATAGCTTCGCGGTGTTGTTTTTTTTCATGGTATTGAACGATTGTTTGCATGATGTTTTGTCCTATCTTTTCCCGGTCACTTTTTGACCGTACAAACATCATAACACCAATTTTCCACAATTCGTAATCCTAGGACAAACCCTAACGCATAAAAAGGCGCAAAAAGGGCTTTTCGGGAAACACAAGTATTCAATTCGTTTTGAAAGTCGTTTCCCAGGTAGCGCACGCATGATGCAAAGGCGCGACAATTGACCCATGCCCACAATGCCCCCAGCACAATGCGCCGAGTACGGATGTAAAGCCCCCAGCGTGAAGGGTTCGCGGTTCTGCATTGACCATGCACCAGTGCAGACAAAGCCGGAAGGCAAGCGGCGTGCAATGGATGATGAATACCATTCCGCCCTATGGCAAAGGCTTAGAACTGCACAATTGACCCGTGATCCCTTATGCGCCTGCTGCACGTATGAAGGTAGATTGACCGCTGCCGAAATTGTAGATCATGTGTTCCCGTGGAAGTCATACGGCCCCGAAGCCTTCCGCAATAATTTATTCGCTTCCCTCTGTGTTCCTTGCCATAGCAGGAAGACAAACCTAGAGCGCCGGGGCATCTATCGCCATTACACCGGGCATGTCTTCACCGATTACGTCCCCAGCGACTATCCTGCCGCCCTTCGCGGTTGATCCCCCCCGCCTTGCGCCCTTCGATGCCCTTTGCCCCGCCATGATGGGGCGGAATGGCTTCTGCCTTCGCTTTTCACATGCCCCGCGATATACCCCTATAGGTATTCTGTAGCACTATGGTTCTCAAGTCGTGCATGATTCGCACCTTCGATGCGGGTAATCGGGCCGTCCATGCTGGGATTGTGCTGCCTGCGATGGAAAAGCGAACAATTTTGAAACTAAAAGTACGCACGACTGCCGGGGAGCAGGCGCGGGGTCAATTTCGGAGGGGGGAATAGTCAGCAGGGGGGAGCCGGGATGGTTTCCTTCCCGCCCTCCCTCACTTCCAAAAAGTATGCTATGCTTTTGTCACACGCATGGGGATTGGCTGAGATTAGACCAACTCATCGCTTTAGGGCTTTCCGAATTTAAGTCTGGGTGGCTTCCAGATGTACAGGAGGATGTAGTCCCCAGCCGTGTTGGTGTAGCTTAATTGGAAGAGCAGTGGGCCAACAGGTGAAAACGCCTACCCATCAGTGCTGGTTCATTTCCAGCCACCAACTTCAACAAGACAGGAAAAACCTATGGCAAAAAAACCACGGCACATTCTTCAATACCTTAAAGACCCAAATACTTGGGATCGTGAAACCTTTGAAACTTCGATTCGTTCAGAAGTCGAGGCAAGCACAGGTACGCTTACTGCAAGTGATGAGCTATTGATTGGCACATTGGTGTTGACTGTGGACAGCTTGCTTACTGCCGAAATCAACCTCCGTGAAAACGGTCATGTGACTGTTTACGGCAACAATGAAGGCGTGACTGCTTGGTACAAGGTGCGTACCGAGATGGCAGATAAGACCGTCAAGATTCTTGCCGAACTTGGGCTTGTCGCCCGTGGTCGCCCAAAACTCAAGGCTAAGGCATCGGAAGTAGATGAGCTATTCGCCTCAGCTTGAAAAGGCTTTCCAGTACGCTAGTAGCGTAGTTCGGGGAGATACTCAGGCTTGCGAAGACATCAAGCTGGCCTGTCAACGGTTCTTAGACATGGTAGAGCGCAAGGATGCGCCCTACGAATTTGTCGCGTCAAAGGTTGAACATGTTCTCAAGTTCGTCAAGTTCTGTAAGCATGTCAAAGGCCCAGAAGCCGGGAAGCCTATTGAACTTGAGTCGTTCCAAGTTCTATTCTTGGCTGGTATCTATGGTTTTCGCGACAAACGGGATCACTCTATCCGGTGGACTACGGATGTTATTCTTTTCGTTCCCCGCAAGTCGGGCAAAACAACCGTTGCGTCCATCATTTCCCTGTACGAACTCCAGTTCGGTGATGCGGGTGCAGAAGTTTTCACTCTCGCAACAAACCGTGAACAGGCATCCATTTGCTTTGACTCGTCAAAGGCGATTGTTGAAAGCATGGTCCCGGAGCTTGCCTCAAAGTTCATTCCCTACCGGAGCGAACTTAAAAAAACGGGTGATTCGACTTCCACATACCGTTCGCTTTCGCGTGAGAACAGAAAAACAGGTGACGGCAAAAACCCTTCCTGTGCAATGATTGACGAGGCCGCGCAAGTTGTTGAGCGTGGCTCTATTGAGGTTTTGCACTCAGGTATGGGCGCTCGGAAGAATCCGTTGCGGATGTATCTGACGACAGCCAGCTTCACTAAGGAAACGAAATTCTATGAAGACCTTTCGCACTTTCGCGCTGTACTCCGTGGCGCTGCTCCTGACAATCACCGCTGGTTTGGCCTTCTGTATAGCATTGATCCCGGCGATAATTGGTCAGACCCTTTGGTTTGGGGCAAAGCGAATCCCATGCTCGGGATTTCAGTTACGACTGAGCATATTCAGCACATGGCTGAAGAAGCAGCAGCAAAACCAGCAAGCCTCAACGAATTCCTCTGCAAACAACTAAACATCTACGTCAGCGCCAATGCTGCTTGGGTTGACCGCAGATATTGGGATGAGTCTGTTGCTGCCAAGCCAGAGAAAGAACCTGAATCAACTTTTGTGGCATTCGACCTTGCACACACGCGAGACTTGAATGCTGTCTGCACTTTACACCGTTACAGCGAGGAAGATTTCTTTGCCAAGTTCCAGTTCTTCCTTCCCGAAGAATCTATCGAACTTATCCCGAACCACTACAAGCCGATTTTCAGCCAAGCAGTGATGTCGGGCATTTTGAGGCTCACTCCCGGTAACGTGACGGACCTGAATGAAATCGAGTCCTATATCAAACAGGAATGTGAGAAGCACAATGTCAAAGAAATCGGGTTTGACCCATACAACGCCGCCGCACTTGTCGCCAACCTTTATGCCGATGGTCTACCAGTTAAAAAGGTTGGTCAGGGCATGGCGGTGCTATCGAACCCGTCAAAAGCAACTGAGCAACTGATCCTGAAGAAAGCCATCCACCATGATGGCAATCCCTTTGTTGGGTGGCAGCTTGGAAACTGTGAGGTTTACACGGATGTCAACGGGAACGTAAAGGTTCGCAAGAACGAGGCAGACCCTTCAGCCAAGGTTGATGGCATCATTTCCATGATTATGGCTATCCATTGCCATTTGGATAACGTATTTGTGTCCGATTCATTTGGATTCCGTTCATTTGAATGGTAATATGTCGCCAAATAGGAGCTAATCATGGGACTTTTGGACATTTTCAAGGGTAAAAAGCAGGTTGATGAATCGAACTCAATGTTCGGTCAGACGGCTCTTGGTAACAACATTGTTTATCAAGGCGACAACAAAAACCCGACAGTTAATACCCAAATCCTGTATGTAACCACAGCAAGCACGACC